ATATGAGATCATTAAATAGTTACGATACAAAGTATCCTACTGCAATAGCATCACAAAACTATGAGAAAGATATTAATAGTTATAATGATTCTCAAGAACGTATTAGATACAAGTTTAAAAAGATGAAGAAGAAAAGACCTGCGTTCTTTGGAGCAGAAGGTAATCATGAGCATAGAATAAAGAAAGCAATAGGTTTTGATCCTAGACTAGAAGGTGTAAAGTATGGTATTAGTTTTAGCCATCTTCAAACTAAGACTTGGTTTGATGAATACTATGAGTATAAAAACTCAGCACCAGATGTATTTACAAAAGATGGTGTATCTTATGCACACTATATAGCTACTGGTAATTATGGTACAGCTATGTCAGGAGAACATCATGCCTATAGTTTGATTAAGAAAAGACATTCTTCTACCACAGTTGGACATAGTCATAGAAGACATATCTACTTTAAAGATGATGCATTTCCTAATCCATCTATAGGATTAGTAGCAGGTTCTTTTAAAGGTGGTCAAGAAGCATGGGCAGGTCAGGCAAACTTAGAGTGGTGGAAAGGTGTAGTCATAAAAAGAAATATAAACAATGGTGCATACGATCCAGAATTTGTTTCGTTAGAAAGATTAAAAGCCGAATATGGCAGTTGACAATTAATAATATTTAGATATAACTAGGGGTTCTTGTTATGAAGTATGAAGTAATAATTAATATAGATATAGATGATGATTCTAATATGTTAGAGGTAGGAGATACTAATAACATAGACACTATTACTAGTGCTATAGAGTCTGCTCTTTATGATATAGATGACCTAGAAATTGAAGATATAGATGTAATAAGGAGATTAGATTGAACATAAAAGATTATTCTGAAGAAGTAGAAAAGTTAGTTATTACTGTTGCTAATACTAGACTTGTAGAAAATACACTAGGCTTGGTTGGAGAAGCAGGAGAAGTAGCAGAAAAAATAAAAAAGTTTATTAGAGATGAAGATTTTTCAAAAGAAGATATTGTTAAAGAGCTTGGAGATGTTTTGTTTTATACTACTGCTCTGGCTAATCATATAGGATCTGATTTACAAACTGTATTAGATACTAATATTAAAAAATTGCATGATAGAAAAAAGAGAAATAAGATACAAGGATCAGGAGATAATAGATGAGTAATGCACTACCAACAGATTACCAAAACTTTATTGCAACATCACGATATGCACGTTGGTTAGATGATGAGGGGAGAAGAGAAACGTGGAGTGAAACTGTTACTAGATATGTAGATTACATGTCTGAGAAAGTAGGTATAGATGAGAATACTAGTAATGAAATATGGGCAGCTATACATAACCTAGATGTTATGCCCTCTATGAGAGCCTTAATGACTGCAGGACCTGCACTAGATAGAGACAATACTGCAGGATATAACTGTAGTTATCTACCGGTAGATGATATTAAATCTTTTGATGAAGCTATGTACATACTACTTTGTGGTACAGGTGTAGGCTTCTCTGTTGAAAGACAATATGTAGATAAACTACCAGAAGTGCCAGAGGTTTTAGTAGATAGTCAAACTACTATTGTTGTAAGAGATAGTAAGGAAGGTTGGGCAAGAGCTTTTCGTATGCTTATAGCTTTATTATATGCAGGTGAGATACCAACCTATGATGTTAGTATGATTAGACCTGCAGGTGCTAGACTAAAAACATTTGGTGGTAGAGCATCTGGACCTGCTCCTCTTGTTGATCTATTTAAGTTTACTATTAATATGTTTAAAGAAGCAAAAGGTAGAAAGCTATCTAGCTATGATTGTCACAGTATTATGTGTAAGGTTGGTGAGATTGTAGTAGTAGGTGGTGTACGTAGATCAGCTATGATTAGTTTGTCTAACTTATCTGATATTAGAATGCGTCATGCTAAGACTGGTCAATGGTGGGAGACTGCTCCACATATGGCATTGTCTAATAACTCTGTCGTTTATACAGATAAGCCTGACTCTGAAACATTCTTACGAGAGTGGACTTCATTAGTAGAATCTAAGTCAGGTGAGAGAGGTATCTTTAATAGGGTATCTGCTAAGAAACAAGCTATGAAGAATGAGAGAAGAGATCCTAACTATGACTTTGGTACTAATCCTTGTAGTGAAATAATACTAAGACCACATCAGTTCTGTAATCTTACTGAGGTAGTAATAAAAGATGGTGATAGAGATGATGATATAGAGAAGAAGATTAGGATAGCTACCATACTAGGAACAGCTCAAGCTACACTTACAGACTTTCCATACTTAAGAAAAATATGGAGAACTAATACTGAAGAAGAGAGATTACTTGGTGTAAGTCTTACAGGTATCATGGATAATATACATACTAATTGTAATCTAGTTGATATGGATAAGAGACTACCACGATATAAACAAGTAGCTATTGATACTAATAAAGAGTTTGCTAAGAAGTTTGGTATCCAAGAGAGTACTGCTATTACATGTGTTAAACCTAGTGGTACAGTATCTCAGCTGTGTGATTCAGCTAGTGGTATTCATGCTAGACATTCTAAGTATTACATAAGAACAGTACGTGGTGATAATAAAGATCCACTTACTAAGTTTATGATAGATCAAGGTGTACCTAGTGAACCATGTGTAATGAAACCTGATACTACTACAGTATTTAGTTTTCCTATGAAGTCACCTAAAGGTTCTAGAATTAGAGATGAACTATCTGCTATAGATCAATTGAATATCTGGTTAATATATCAAGAGCATTGGTGTGAGCATAAACCATCTATTACTGTTACTGTTAGAGAAAACGAGTGGTTAGATGTAGGTGCATTTGTATTCAAACATTTTGATAAGATGTCTGGTGTATCCTTTTTACCACACTCTGATCATGTATATCAGCAAGCACCTTATCAAGAGTGTACAGAAGATGAATATAATGATATGCTTTCTAAAATGAATACTAGGATTAATTGGTCTAAACTAAGAGACTATGAAGTAAGTGACACTACATCTGGCAGTCAGACTATGGCTTGTAGTGGTGATTCTTGTGAGGTTGTAGACATAGGAGTTTAACATGACAGTACTTTTTCCTAAAGAAATATGCTCTATGTGTGGCAACTATCTTGATGATGACTTAAAATGTTATGAGTGTGAAATATGTAACGGAGAAAACATGGAAGATACAATTACCTTAACTACTGATACAACTTTTCATGGACACTATGATGATGTTAATAACCCTAAGCATTACAATCGTGGTGGACTAGAGTGTATTGAAGCTATTGAGGCCATGACAGAAAAAATGTCTGGAGATATAGCACCACATGCTGCAAATGTATTAAAGTATTTGTGGAGATGTGAGTATAAAAATGGGCTACAAGATATTGATAAAGCAATCTGGTATTTAAATAGACTAAAAGATAGATGGGTGCAAAGAAATGAAGTGGAAGAATCTGGAACAGGAAGCAAGAAATTTTCGTAGACTACGTATAGTTAAACCTACTAAAAAAGCAAAACCCTTAACAACTAGACGTTATCTTGCAGGACAAGCATTGTCAGGTCTAATTGCCAAGGGTAAAACAGATAAGATAGAAGTAGCTAAAGAAGCTTATGAGTGGGCAGATAGATTATTAGATGAAGAAGATTAGTTTAGTATTAGATCTCCAAAAAATATATCATCATAGTTATCTAAAAGAGCTTTTATTCTTAATAACATGGGGACTGCATCAGGGTCGTCAATCATATCTTCAAGATCCTGATCTATCTCTAGGAAGTTCATAACCTTTTTAAGCTTGTCTTTATTTTTACCATCTAATAACATTATTAAATCATATGCTTTAGGCATTCCATCTTTAATAAATTTATTAGTATTAGATTTAACTTCGGTTACCATTTGATCTATTATCCTTCTCCTTTGATCTAAAGGTAACTCAAAAAAGTTAGGATGCCTATTCAAATATTTTACAGCAGCTACTTCAAAAAATGGTGCTGCAACTCTATTAACTTTAGTTCTTAACTTTGGTGGTATTGTCATTCTAAATACATCAAAGAAACTTTGTGCTCCAACAGAGTTAATCATTCTTTCTACTACATCAGGAGTACCTAACATTCTATTACCTAGAAGTTGTTTACCTAAATCAAAAGTCATCTTATCACCTAAAATAGGATCAGCTCTTGATGGTAGTTCTGCTGATGGTAATAAGTTATTTATATATCTAGTAGTAGATCCTAACTCTGCCTGAGTAAAATCAGGATTCATTTCCCTATCCCTCATAAAACCTACAACAGTATTAATAGGATCAAGTGGTCTTGTAAAACCCTGTATACTTCTTTGTAAACCTGCATTTGCCATCTCAAGAATTGGATTAAAGTTACCCTTGGAAGCTTCTTCTAAAGAATAAGAAAGACTTTGAGTTATACCATCTACATCTCTGACTGCTTGACCTATTATTTGATCTATAACTTGAGGTCCTAATAGATCCATTGGTACTTGACTTGAATCAAAATCAAATGGGTTATTACTCTTACCCATACCATGAGCTATTATTTGTGATATTAATCTTATAGCTGACATAGGCCAGTCATATTTTCTATCTACAACAGATCCATCAGGCAATAAATCTTGATTGAATTTTAATCCATTTCTAACTCTTTCTAATGCTCCACCACTACCTTGACCTTCTGTAGCAGTTAAAACATCACCACCATAAAGACCAATAGTTATCAATGCCCAACCTGCTGCATGTTTACCTACAATTTCTGCACCTTCTCTTGTAGCAAAGTCTAATTCTAAACCAGTAGCTTTTCTATAAGCAAGTCTTAGAGTATTAATACCAGTATAGTCTGCCATAGTAGCAACAGCAGTATTCATAAAGCTACCAAAAGGAACAACAAAACCAATAGGACTTCTATTTGTTGCAGTTTCTAAACCTTTTGCCCAGCTCCGAGCTGCAAACATTCCCTCTCTTCCGGGAAGTGTAGACCAGTTTACAGATGCTGTTTCTCTTTGTGTTCTAAACAAGGCCTTCTCTAATACCATTTCTTTAAATCTATCTGATGCCATCTCAAGACCTGCATCAACTCTTTTTAGAAACTCATTAGCAGTAACACCATACTCACGCATAATAGCTTGATTAACATTAGCACCAAATGCCCAACGCTTAGTAATAGAATCTTGTAATCTTACTAGTGTTAAGGTTTGTGCACCTTTAGTTATTGCATCTGCACCTCTCCAAACTTTACCTGCCTTGTCCATGTTTAAAGTTTCTAGTGCATTTTGAATACCACCATCTCCTGCAACATCTCTAAAAAGTTTAGACATTGTTTCAGGACTTGCTTCTAATATTAAGTCTGCATACTCCATGGGCACATCTGGAGAGATTACATCAAAGCCTCTTCTAATAGCACCTATTGCTGATCCCCATGCTCTGTGATAATACTTTTCAGCTGCCTCAGCATTACCAAGAAACTTATATATTTTACTTTGACCCATGTTAATAGCTGCAGTAGCAATGTCAGCAGCTGTATTAATAGATACTAGTTGTGTAAAACCTTTAATGTTAGCACCAGTAGTTGATAAGTGTGATGTTAACAATCTTTTGTAAGTAGATAAAGTAAACTGAAAGTATTTAGGATCATCTTTTGGGTTTGTTTTTCCTGCAGCAATATCAGTTAACTCTTCTGCATTTAATTTATTCTTCTTATTACGAAGACCTTTTTCTAGTTTAGCCATATGACCTACTGCCCAAAGTTTTTTACCTGCTGTACTAGTCTGTTTTACAAACTGATCAGCTAAAGTATCTGGTGTTATATCGTCTATTACTCTAGATTCAATAACTCCATCAGGTCTTTCTACACCTTTAGTGTAAAATTTTAATTGACGACCTGTATCTTTCTCAAACTTTTCAACTATTTGTTTTGCTTGATCTGGATCTAAAAAATCTCTGATAGCTTGTGAAAATATTTTAGTAGTAGTTCCATACTTTTCTTGCATACTTTTATGAACCACAAATCCTGCATCTTTCAATGCTTCATAAAAACCTTGAGTTCCTTTTTCAGGATCTCCTAACCAGAAGTATCTAAAAAATGCTTGTTGTGTTTCATCTTCAAATAAATCTTCTCCCCTTATTTTTATGTTCTTAGAAGCTTCTTCTTTTATTTCATGCCAAGTAAGAAAATCTCTACTTTCTTTTTGAGATAAACCCCAGTTTCTATCTATATATTTTTTAATAGTTTCTTTCTTGACTCTTTTCTTTAAAAGTTTTTCAGCATCATCAACACTCATCTTTAGAAGATTCTTATCAAATTCTTCGTAGGCTAAAATCTGTTGAAGATTCCTAGCAACTAAACCCTCTTTTTTTGGAGAACTGCCTACAGCTTTTCTTATTTCTTTAAATGTAGCACCACCTGCAACGAGAGTAGGAATAACAACCATAGAACCTGCTGCAGTTAAAGCAGTTTGTGCCATACTAAATTGTTCTTGAACACCTACATCTATTAGTTGCATTTGATAAGCTACATCTGTACCTGCTCCAATAACACTATCTGCTAGTGCAAAAGGTAATGCTTTCTTTACTGCCTGACTTATAGTTTTCATAGCAGTTGCTTTAGTTACACCTTTTTTAATTTGGTCTTGATATGATTTAATCATGAGAGTTCTTGCAGCTAGTCCTGCAGCTTTAGTTGCACCAAAACCAAACACTTTTCCTAAACCAAAACTTAATAGAGTTGATGGGTCATACACAGCTGCCTTTGTGTAATCCCACATTGCGTCACCCATCTCTGCCCAAGAACCATCACCAGTAAAAGCATTACCCATCATATCAAATAGTTTATAACCTGATCCTAGCTTCATCTTAATATCATCACTAGCACCCATAGTATAAGCTATTTCATTAGCAGTGGTTACTGTTTGTCCACCTGCAAAAGATCTCTGATAGTTTTGCCAGATTTCAAAAGCTTTCTCTGCATCCATATTACGATAATCTCTACCACTAAGACCACCAAAGTCTCCACCTGCTAAACCCACAGCAACTCTTTTACCTTTAGTTAATAAACCACCCGGTGCATACCTACCTTCAAGACTTGTACGAACAATATCCATAAGACGTTCATCATTAATAATATCTTCTTTAGTTAAAGCTCTACCATACTCTTTAGAAATATTATCTAAATCAAAGTAAGGTTTTGCATCACCAACAGGTACTTCATTTACGTTAATATTGGTTGTTACTTTACCATCTATCTTAGGTAAATAGTCGTCTATAGAAACAGTAGGAACTATGTCACCACTTTCTTTTTTTGAAGGGAGATAGTCGTCTATAAATACATTAACACCTGACATTATTTACTTCCAAGTCTTGCTAAAGTTATAGGATCACCTGCTTTTATAATGTTATCAGGATCTTGTATAAAATCATATGGTAGTCTTATTGAAGATCCAATACTTAAAACACCTTGATCAACTAACATCGCTGCTATCTCCATGCTAGGTATAAGAGGAACAATATCAAACCCTCTTACAAATATAGATGGAAAATCTTCTTTTCTATAGTTGGGATATCTATTTATAAAATCTTTTATAAAACTATTTCCATAAAGTTGAGCAAACCTTACAGCTTGACCATCCTCTCCTAGTTTTTTAATTTCATTTATTTCAGCCATACGTTGTGCTATATTAGTTCTTATGATTGAAGAGTTTGGTCTCTCTATCTCTTCATTATCAATATCATTAGCTATTTTATTTAATATACCAAGTTCTATATCAGCTTTAGCTTTGTAATCTTGACCAGCTCTATTTAGTAGCTGACCAATTGCAGTTTGATCTGCATACTCTACAAAAGTAGGTTCAAATAATGTTACAGATCCTCCAGTAACACCCTGCTGTTCTAATATGCCTTTATATAAATCATCAAGTTCTCTTCCTACATATTTTTCAATAGCTTTTATATTTATTTTACCGGTAGATGTAGGTCCTACTATTGGGGACTGTTCAACTATTTGAGTTATAATTTCTTCAGGCATTGTTAAACCTTGACTCTCATATAATACTCTTTGTTTTTCCACTATACCTAAAAGTCTTTCAAATACTGTAGGATCTCCACTAGATGCAAACCTAGCAAGAGCTTCATCACTCATACCAAAGTTTTTTAACATCATTGCATCACTCTCAGCTTTACTAGAGGTATAAGTAATATTATCAGAATCTATATTTTCATTAAGAGCTGTAGATGTTTGATCACCACTACTAGAAAAATCAGATCCAAATATTTTCTTTAATCCTATTCCACCAGTTTTAGAATAAATATCCATTATGGCAGCTTCTCTTTTATTCTGCCTATCTTTTATTCTTTGTTCTCTCTCTTGTAATCCTACAAAACTAACCATCTTATATCCTCGCCATTAATCCTTGTGGTTTTTCCATACTATTTTCTTCAACCTGATCCATCATGGGCATAGATTCTTCAACATCAGGTTTCTCTTCAAGCATATCTTTTGTAGTATCTTCCTGCATATTGATTCTACTTAATACTTTTCTTGCTAACAATTCATTCCTAGCATAAGATATTCTTTCTTCCTGATCTCTATCTTCAAAACCTTCTTCATACTCTATATCTAACGAATCAGCATATCCTTTAATGTATTCATGTATCACAGGTGCAATAATTAAACTCACATCAATAGAGTGATTGCCTTGCATAACAGCATTTCTTAGTATACCCTCTACTAATGTTACCACATCTACTCCCATCTCAAGAAAAAACATAGCTTCTTTTATAGCTTTAGGATTATCTAAATTATCCAAATGCATTTCAAGAGCTTCCATTGGATCATTTATTTCTGGTGGTCTCTCATACGGAGCACCTTTAGGTGTTGATGTTAGAGACTGACCGGGTATTGGTCTATCAAATTGCATTTAACTTTCTCCTATACTACGATCTAGGCATTGGTGTACCTATTTCTTTTAACTCAAAATCTATTATTGCTTTACGAACCTGTTCTCTACTAGCATTTTTAAAACCTTCCCATCTTCCTATAACTGCATCTATCTTATCATCCATAGTCACACCAGTTCTATTATTAACTTTTAAAGTATCTTTCATGTACCATCTAAATAGTTCATCTTGAAGTTTACCATCAAACTTTCTATCTAAATCAAAGTCAGATCTTTTTACTATATCTCTTAAAGTTTTACCAACAAACTGATACCTACCTACAGCACTAGTATCTTTATTATATGTATCATTATTATATTTTAAATACTCTCCATCTTTAGCAGTAAAATTTAACACATCTCTAAATGTCATTTTAGTTATATCCACTTCATAAAAGGGACTATCACTTTTTTTATTAGAACTTTCAAATAAAGTAGAATAAGAACCCTTACCTTCATGTTTATCTGCTAGTAATTGAAAAGTATATCTATTGCTAATATCTGTCATGTTAGTCATTGGGTCATTTATATCTTTAGCATTAGCTTTATTGAGTAAACTTTGCGTAGTTTCCTTTAAACTCTTGTTACTATTTACAACATTTTCTAAGGCTTCATAAACACGTAATGAAGTATCCATTTCTGCAATTTGTTGGTCAGCATCTACAGTGACTCTATTAGAGGTCATTAAACCACTAGGTCTTTTTAATGGTGGTTTAGTCTTATAAACAGTCCCATCATTAATATTTTTTATCTGCCTCGTATAATTGTTTTCATATCTTAAAGTGCTCATATTAAAACTTTCTATTATTAAAATTATTAATCCAATAAAAACAAGTGAAACTATAAAACGCATCACTAACCCGGAAGGCCAAATAACTTTCCTACAATACCACTACCTCCAAATAAACCACCTATTGTAGCTTCTCCAAATAATAGATCTAATACTGTTTTTGTTCTAGCAGCATCTTCTTTAGCTTCTATTTGCATTCTTACTGCCTCAAGATTTTTATCTCCTAGAAGTAATCTAAGTGTTCTGTTCTTAGCTTCTTCTGAACTAGTGAAAGCAAAATTCATTAAGTCTCTTTCTCTTTGCCAGATCTCATCAATAGCTTTATTAGTTAAACCATTAACATCTTTAGCAAATTGAAAGTTACTTTGATTAGCAGCAGCTGTGTTTAGAGTAGTGGTATCTTGTCTCCACTTAGCATTAGCTTGTGCTATCTGTGCATACATCTGTGAATTAAATTGTTCTCTTTGATTTTGTAACTCTGAGTTAAATTTTTGTACAGCATTAGTTTCACCTGCATTAAACTGTGACATAGCATTTGTTTGTGCAGAATTAAATTGACTGATCTGAGACTTCATGCTAGCAAAGAATTGTTCAGTTTGATTTTCGCTTGATGCATTAAACTGTTCAGATGCATTAGCTGCAGCAGTATCACTTAATATAGTATTAGCAATAGTCTGTGCTTTAAATATTTCTGCTTGCTGTTCATTATTAAGATTAGCCATATCTATCTGCAAGAAGTTTTGTGCATTTTGAACTTGAGCTTGCTGTCTGTTATTTAAACTAGCCATTTCTAATTGAGAAATTTGAGCAGCTTCAGCCATGACTAAGGCTTGCCTATTATTTAAGTTAGCAAGATTCATAGTCTGTGCCATCTTAGCATTCTCTAGTGCTACCTGCTGTTCTGCAGTAAAGTTCATGTTAGCAACTTCACTAACCTTTGCAGCATTTATAACCTTAGATTGAAACTCTTGATCAAACTCTATCTGCATAAACTTAGCTCTTTGTTCTGCTTTAGCTAGAGCCATCTGTTGTTTATTAGCAGTATCTATCTGTGCTATTGGTAATGATGCTTCCATAGCAGCTTGTATAATAGCTTGACCTGCCATACTAGACGAACCTAAACCCCTTTGTGCCATCACTGCAGTAGCTCTACGCATTGCTCCTGCTGCCCAAGGTGGTGTATTACCTCCCTCAAACTGATCCATCAAGGTAGTTAATTCATCTTGCATAGAAGCAGCTTTTACTTCTCCTGTACCAAAAGCTTCTGCTACTGCATCTTTATCTACTGTTGAAGCATCTATATCAGGATAATCTGTAATTAACTCTCCTTTTTCTAGTTTTCTAGTAGGAGCATCTTCAACTTTAGTTGCCTCTCCTTGAGCTGCTTCAAGATCAGAAACTTTAGTAGTATCTTTTGTTTGTGCTTCTATTGTTTTTGTAGGACCTTCAGATTTTTGTGCTTCAACATCATCAAGAACTTCTTTTACATCTTCTTCAGCTGTAGTAACTTTTGCTTTAGTTGTTTGTGCGTCAGAGGGAGTATCTGCTGTTGCTATATCTGAAACCTGTGAAGGGTCATCAACAATAGGAGCAGTAGTTGCTGTCTGACCTGTAGTAGCAGATAATACTGTACCCTCTGCATCAGGATTAATTTGTGATACAGGAGCTGCTACTGCTGTACCTGCAGGGTCTAGTACTGCACCTGCAGTAAGATCAGCTTGACCTTGTGCTACTTGTTCTTTAGTAAGTTCTTGTCCTGCAACTGTTACTGTTTGTCCACCATCTTGATAACCTTGAACTAAAATACCTTTATTTGCAGATATACTATCTGATGTTATATTAGGAGCAGTGCCTTCCCAATCTGCACTTGCAATAAATTCTTCAAGTGTTTTTCCAATAGAATCTAAATACGCTTGTGTCTGTTCTGCATAAGGTCCTGTACCATATTTATAAACTCCATCAGCAGGACCTGCGTAATATCCCGGTGGAAGTATTTGACCACCAAGATAGTTTT